CTACTGTCAGCATCCGGTCGAACGCCGTTTCCGGGTGGAGTTGCGGAGCATTGGCAACGTCGAAGCCGCCCGACGCCGCCGGGGCCGGGGCCGGGGCAGCGCCGCCTGTGGCGGGTGGCCCTGCCGCGCCGCCTAGCAGCGGATAATTGTAATAGCCGGGGTCGATGAAGGAATCGCCGCGGGTTACCGGCCCGCGCCAGATATTGCCCCGGTTGTCGGTGATAAGGTTGGTGTCCCCGATGGCCTTGTATTCCGGGGTTTCATAAGCCTTGTGCGCTTCGAGATATTTATCGTGGTCGCCTGTCGCCACGTAGGACAGCATGTGAAGTTGCGCCAAGCCCTGATTCCGCTCGGCTTCATCATCCGAGTCAAGCATCCGCGCGACTTCCAAATCATCGTCAGGCTCGGGGTCGCTGGCGGCCTGTTCGCGGAGCTTGGCTGCCACCGCCTTGGGGTCTTTTTGCGCCAATATGGCCAGCGAAGAAATGCGCGTGAAATTCTGCCGCCGGGTGGTTTCATCCTGCATGTCGTAGGCCGACTTGATTTTGTCGGCCACGTCAGGGTTGCGCACCATGAACCGGGCCACTTGCTGCGGCGTCGGGTTCGCGCCCAATTCCTCGACTTCGCGCTGATAGTCGGCAAGCTTCTGGCGCTTGTCCATTTCGACTTGCTGAAGCCGGGCTTCCTGCTGTGCGTTGGTCACCGCGGCCGCGCGCATCGCCTGTGCCTGCGCCTGCTTCAATTGCTCGGTCACATAATCGGGCACGGCGTTGTTGGCGTAGGCAATCGCGCCGCCGTAATCCAACGGGGAATATTCGCCCGCCATGCTACTGGCCGTAGCTGCTAGGAAGGTTATAGGTCAGCCCGCTGCCATAGGTGCCGAAGCCACCGCTGCCGCCACCGCTACCGAAGAAGTTGCCGCCAAGGATGCTGTTCCCGGCCGCGCCCCAATTGAACGGGGTGCCGCCCGCGCCAATCGCGCCAAAGCCACCGCCAGCGCCGATGCCGCCCATCACCGCCGCGGCCGCTTGGTCGAGCGCCGCGCCGCCTGACTTCCACTGGTTCGCCGTGATCGCGCCGCGGGTCAGATAATCCTGTGCCTTGGCCTGCCCTTGGCCCACCAGCAGATTGGTGATGTTGTTGCCGACGCCGATACCGGCCTGCGAAAGCTGCCCGGCGGTGCCGTAGCCCATCTGCGCCAGCCCGCCCAAGCCCTGCAATTGCCGGTCAATGGTGGTGGCCAGCGTGTCGGCCCCGAAGTCGGCAAGGCTGCGCTGCGTGTTGCCGCCGCGAAGGCCGCCGGTGGCGCTGGCGTTCTGCAACAGCGCTTCTTCGCCGCGCCGGTAGAGCGATTGGTAAAATGGCGATTGCTGTAACTGGTCGATAGCCGCCTGCTGCGCATCCGCGCCGCCAAGGCCAAGCAGCGTGTTATAGGCGGTCAGCCCTTGGCCACCGGCCTGCTGGTAGGGCTGGTAGAAGCCCTGAACATCGCCCCACACCTTTTCCTGCTGGCCGATGCCCTGTTTCATCGCCTTGACTTGGGCCTTGGCCGCCTTCTTCGAAGCCTTTTTCGCCGCGAAGCCGCCAATCACGCCGCCGATAGATGAAAAGAGTCCCATGCAGCGAATTTAACCGCCCGGCCGCGCCAGCGCGTTTGAACATTTGCGGCGGCCTATGCCAGCCGGACGCGAAGCACCCCGGCATTGTGATAGACGCCGCCCACCGGCACCCCGGCGGCCGACGCTGCCGCGTCGCTGGCGGCATTGGCAAGGCCCTGCAATTTCGGCTTGTCCAGCACCTTGTTATAGACGGTCGCCGGGAAGGTGTTGCTCAACAATTCGCCTTCGACCGGCAGGAACAGCGTCACCGGGGCCGGGGCCATCAGCCGCACCGCGCCGCCCTCGCAGCGCACCACGCTATCGTCGCAGTTGATCTTCAGCAGCCCGGCGGTCACTTCCAGTTCGGTGCCATCGCCGGGCACCAGCCGGAATTCATTGGTCAGAGCCTCGTTCGCTGACAACGTGACCACGCTGGCATCCTGAAGATTGGTGGTCGCGGCAACGGTGCTTTCCAGCGCCTCGGAATTGGCCTGCACGGTCAAAGCCTGATCTTCGAAGGCGGCCAGAACGCGCGGGTCATTGCCGAAATATCTGGCCAGCAAGTCGCGGCGCACGAGAACGTCAATAAAGCCGGTCATGTCGCCAACGGGCTGATTTTGGCCTCGCACGCGGCAAAGCCGGGCATCGCTTCGCTGAAGCCGCGGAACCGCAGGCCGATGAAGTTGCGGAAGCTGGTCCGGGGCCGCCATTGCAGGCGTTGGCGATGCTGCCCGCTGGCACCCATCGGGATGGCCCGTTCGCTGGTGAAGGTTTCACCGTCGCGGGTCATGGACAGCCACGCGCTGCCGTTGACGCCGGTGGGCGCGCGGCCGTGCAATCCGACCAGTTCGATGGCATGGATGATGCCGCCGCGGCTCTCGTTGTAAAGCAGCCCCACGTCGAAGCGCCATTGCGCGCTTTCGCCGAAGTGAGTGCAAACCGTGTCGGTAAGCTGGCCAAGCTGCGCTGTCTCGGTGTCGCCCACCACCGTCTTGCCATAGGCTTCCACCGCGCTGCGCAGCCGGTAGGGCTTGCCGACGCCGCTCTGCGCTTCATACCAGATGGCCTGTTCCAGCACCTTGCTGGCGATGGCGCAGAATACCAGCGTCTTGCCCGGCAGATGCACGAACAGCCGGTCTTCGTTGCGGCTCGAACGGGCTTCCAGAACGATGCTGCTAGGGTCTTCGACCTTGGCCAGTTCGTCATCAATCGCGCGGGTGGAAATGTGGCTGGCGCTGCCCGCGCCCGCGATGAATATCCCAATGGCCTCATTGCGCGCCGAACCGACGAACGCGAAGCTGTCAGCATAAAGGCACTTGGCCATGTTGCCGACGCAGCCCACCGGGATGGTCGCGCCGCGCAACGTCTGGAACGGGAAGCCGCTGCCGCCGATGTTACGGAACACCTGAATCGAGTAGCGGCCTAGGACATAGCTTTCGTTGCGGAATTTCAGCAGGCCGGTGATGGGGTCCGGGTCTTCCTCGGCCGCGCCATATTTCAGCGGTTGGATTTCCAGCGGGTTGTTCAGTTCGGTGACCACCACGTGCGTGCCATCGGTGGACATGAAATAACCGTCAATCCAGATCACGTCATGGCACGGCCCTAAATCCTCATCGGTCATTTGAGTCAGCGCTGCATCATCCCAATAATACAGCTTGTCGTCGCTGCGGATGGCCAGCCGGTCGGGGCCGATGGCATAGGTGACCGGGCCGCTGCCGCCCACGTCGCCTAGATCATCAATCGCGCCCGACCGGCGCAGCTTGACCAGCCGGGTGCCCATCACCCGATAAAGCATGTCGTTCCAATAGACGCCGCCGCGGTCGGTGCCCGGCCCGGTCACCAGCGGGATGGCCCCGGCGGTGGCGCGAAGCTGGCCGCTGGAAATCTTGTTATCCACCGCCAGCGGTTCCAAGTTGAGGGGGTAGGAGCGCCGAAATTCGGCCGCCTCATCACCGACGATGCCGGAAAACAGCGGCAGTTGCATTTACGGTTCCTCGACCGGCGGATTCACGCTTTCGGCAGTTTCCCGAATGAACGGGCTGTAGGACAGCACGGCATGCGGATGGCCTGCGCCGCGCGGGGTATTCTTCGCCAGCGGCATGGTCGGCACCGCGGCATAGTGCGATTCCAGCAAGTAGAGGCTTCGCGTCAGATTGCCCTTGGCCTCGGCCGACATGGCAGCGCCCATTGCCGGGCAGATGCGCAGCGCCAGATAGCTGGCCACGACATTCAATGTTTCATGTGGAATGCCGCTCAAATTGTCCGGGTTGCCGACGCCATAGTGCGGCTGCTCAAAGCCAAGGTCGATGCCGCGCATTGCCTTCCACTCGGCCATCATCGCGTTTAGCCGGGTGAGCGCTTCCGCCACTTCTTCCGGGGTGCGGCCGAATTCGTAACCGGCCGCGCCGATTTCACTGAACGCCAGTTCGATAATCTGGCGCTTCGGTGGCCCTTCGTCGGAAATGTCGATGATGATAGGCATGGCGGCATTTTAGGGCCGCCGGGGATTTGTCGCGTTTGAACATTTGCGAGGTTGGCGGGATTGCTGCGCTCGGCTCCCGCCCGGCCGTTATTACCCGCTTGCGCGGGTGCCCTTATCTGGTCTTGTTGGCGCGGTCGCGTTCGTCACGTTCGCGCTGTTCAAGCTGCTCACGCTCCCGGCGCTGTTCGTCGGTTTCGTTCAGCGGCACGTTGCGGTCGGCTTCGCCGCCACCCGGCGGTGACGTAGGCGTTTTTGGGTCAGTCATTCTTTCACTCCCTTACGCAAAAAGCTTGGGAGTCCGAAACGGTTGAACCGCCTGTTTAGCTTCACTTTTTTGAGCGTGCCGCCGCGTCTGCCGGACTCCGGCCATAATCAGCCTGCGCATCGTCCCGCGCCCGGTCCTCTTCGGTCTTGCGCGGGCGGCCGGGGCCGCGCTTTTGCTCGGCCTTCTCCGCTTCAGCAGCAAATTCCTTTTCTGCCTCGGCCGTGCGTTCGCCGGGATTCTTCTTAAGTGCATCGGCACCTTCGGTTTCGGCCGCCGGGCCGGGAACGCTCGGGTCTAGGTGGCGCGGCGGATTGCCAAGCGGGAACGTCACCTTTTCCTGCTTTTCCATCGCTTCCTGCACCGCTGGCGGCACCTCGGCCGGGGTTAAGCGGTCGGCGCGGCCAGCTTGCCCGGCAAGCCCCTTGTCCCACTGGTGGTCGGGTGGATAGCCGCCCTCGGGGGTCGGTGGGTCGCCGCCTTCCTGATAGGCCAGCTTGCCGATTTGGCCCGGCGTATCGTGCCAGCCCTCGGAAAGCGCCGTGGCATGGTCTTCTTCGCTTTCGACAACCAGTGTTTCCACCGGGATTTTTTCTTCGAAGACAACCGCTTGGTCGCCATGCCTGTAAAGCATCTTGGGATAGGATTCGCCGCTCATTCGCTTCGTCCTTTACGTCTGGCTAAATAGCTGCACGCCAGCCATCTGCGGGTTGGTGAGCGCCGTTCCGAAATCAATGTCCCACCGGGCCTTAATGGACAGATCATTGATTTCGCCCTGCCGGGCATAGGTGATGCCAATGCCCAAATCGGTGGTGGCCCGCATCACGTTCCAGCCATCCTCGGGGTCAACCACGAAGGAACCGGGAACCAGCAGCAGCGCACCGCGCACGAAAAACGGATTCATCGGCGCGGTGGCGGTGTTCAGCCAAGTGAATGCCGCACCGTCGGCCGGGGTGGCGCTGACGTTCTTATATTCCTTCTCGGCCGTGGTAGCGCCCTGCGCCGAAATGATCGCCGGGTAGATGGTGATGACACCGGCCGAAGGCTTGGCCACCACGCGGAAGGTCTGAAGCACTCCGGTGTCGGCCTTCGTAATCATGTGGACACTATTCACGCCAAGGATGGTGAAGGCATCACCCACCTTGATCGCGGCATAGTTGGCCGAAGTGATGGTGAGATTCTGGCCGCGGTTATCGACGTTGGAAATTTCGCCGGTGGCTGCGGTCGAATATGCCTGTGGCACCCAATACTGGTTAGCGCCGGTGACGGTGGTAGCGCCGCCGCCCGCGGCTGCCAGCCGGATGCTCTGATCGTTTTTGAACACGTCGAACCCGGCAATGTCGATGCCGATGTTGGCGCGCTCATAGGCGCTCTGCACTTCGCCGCTGAACGTCTGCCGCTTGGCAAGGTCACCGGCCATCGAATTGGCGACGCGCGGGGCCGCGAAATAAACCCGGTCGGCCTGCGGCACGCCCACTTCGGTGAACGCTGCATCAGCCAGCGCAATATCGTCATAGCCGCTCGGGGCGGTGGTCTGCTTGATGACCACCGAACCCTGCAAGGCCACGGTGTTGTAGAGCGCAAGGTTAATGTCGCTCGAAAGCCGCTGCTTGGCCGCGGTGCCCTTGCCGCGCAGATAGGATTCGTTGCGCAGATTCTTGCTGGTCAGCTTGACCGGCACCGACTTATGGAAGCCGACGCTAATCGGCACGGAAAGCTCAATGCCATCCATGAAGTTGGCGGTCTGGTCGAAACCGTCAAAGCTGGCGCTGATTTGCGGCATCGGCACCCAAATCTTGTCGAGTGACCGTTCCATGCCTTCGCCATCCAGCGGCGTGAATTTCTCGGCTGCCCGGCCGATGATGAGCATGTCATCAAAGCCTTCCAGCACCTTATCGAACATTACCTGTTCTTCGACCGTAAATTTGCTTGGCATGGTCCCGCCCTTCGCGTGTCTGCGATTTTCTGGAATCTCGGCGTGCGCCGGGCGGCCGCTGTATCTCCCCAATCACAGCCGGGGGCGCTGGTGGTGCGGCTTCGGCAAAGGATATGCCGTTCTGCAAGCCCCTCACATTTGAACAATTGCCAAAAAATATTCAGGCCGAATTTTTGGCTATTTTCCGCGTGTTTTCAGCTTCTTCCGATAGCGGATTAATTCGGTTCGGTCGCCAGTGCGAACGGCATCGGCTTCGAGCTTTTCCAAATGCTTGTCAGTGGTGCCGGGCATGCTCCTGCTACCGCTGGCTGGCTTGTCGGGTGCGGGGGCTTTGCGGCGTTTGGTCACTTTCACGGCTCCTTCCATGCGGGCGATGGCCGCAGCGAGTTTGATCGGGTCTTGCAGCTTGGCCAGTTCCGCCAGCCGGGTATCGGAGTGGGCCAGCGCATAGACGAACGCGGGCGCGTCGCTGGCAGCCTTCACGATCACCGCTTGCTGCGCCAGCGTCAGCCGGGTTTTTACCGCCTCGGCCGCATCCTCGAAATCAGGCAGCGCCAGTTCGTCGCGGCGGCGGGTATAGCTTTCCAAGTCGCGCTGCCATTCGCGGGTGGCGGATTCGACCTGTGCGTTGCGCTCGGCCTCGGCCTGTTCAAGCTGCCGCTTCTGGTCTTTCCACGCATCTAGCCGTTGCTCGAAAGCCTCTTCGTCATAATCGAGTTCGGCCAGCGTCGGCTTGGGCGGAAGCTCGGCCGGGGCCTGCGGCGCGCGGGAGCGCAGTTCGGCCAGTTCGCGGTTCTGTTCGGCCAGCCGGTCGCGCATCTGGCGGATGGTGCGGCTATCGCCTTTTGCCTCTTCGTCGGCTTCGTCTTCGAACGCCGGTGGGCCTTCCTCTTCGCCTTCGTCGCCTGACACGCCTTCGCCTTCGGACTCGCCTTCTTCCGGCTCGTCTTCCGGCCCTTCGTCTTCTTCCACTTCCATGTCGGGGGTGAGTTCTAGGGTATCGTCTTCGTCGGCATCGTCGGCCGGGGTGCGTTGCATGGCGCGCTTCCTGTCCTCGCCGCTTTGACGTGGGCGCGGCGGTCGCCCGAAAGCGCAATATTATCGGGCGGAACAAGCGCCCGCGTTTGCACAATTGCGAAGGGTTAGAGGCTCATTCGAAAATAGATGATCTGGCCCGGCGTCGCGCCGAAAATTGCCAGATAATAGGCCACCCCATTTTCCGGTTCCTGCACGGTGTCGCAAATGTGTTCATCGGGCGCGACGGTCCATTTCTTCTCTTCGCCCCGGCTCAACACGCGGAATTTGCAGCCCTCGAATTCCTTGGTTTCGCTAGGCGCTGATTTCAGCAGGTAAACGTCGCCGGTGAAGGTGTGGCTTTCGATAAAGACGTTGAACAGCGCGCTGCTATTGGCGTCGTCGTCGGGATTGGGCCGGAACGGCTCGGAAATGGCCATTTCGCCGGTCGGCATGGCCCGGCCAAAGCCTAGTTTCAAAGCCTCGGGCGGCGGGGCCTCGGGAATAACCAGTTCGCCTTCCAGTGCCTTGACGGTCATTGCTGTGGCCCTTCCGTTTCATAACCGCCCTCGACCGGCGGTGGTGCTTGCGGCTCGGCCGGTGCTGGCTCGGCCGGTGGCGGTGCGGCTGGCAGCCCGGCTTCCGGCTCGGCCTCGATTAACGGCGGCCGGTCCTGAATTTCGCGGGTTTCGGCCTTCTTCTTCGCGGCGTCGGCCAGCGTTTGCGTGGCCTTGGCGTCGGACAGCCGAACATCGGCCATCGTCTTGATTGACATGGCATGATCTTTCTCGGCCTGCGCGCCAAGCGCCTGTGCCTGTGCCCCGGCCACCATCTGCATCGGGTCGGGCTGCTGGCCTTCGGCTTCGGCCGCGGCCTGCATTTCCGCCTGTTCCTCTTCGGTCGGTTCGACCAGCCCGATGGCCAGCCCGCGCTTGCGCGCGAAGCGGTGCAAGTCTTCCATGCCTTCGCCATCCTGATTCATCACCGCGGTAAGGATGGCCGCCTGCGCCAGTTCCATGTCCTGCGCCAGCGTCGCGACTTCGGCCGTTTTCAACGCTGATTTAACCGTCTTGTCGCGCCGGGTGGCGGTCGCCTCGGACACGTCCACCACCACCTTGTAGCGGCCCTTGGCGAAGTCGTTTTTGTAGGTGAATTTGCCGCCCTTGTCGGTATGCGGCGCGTGCAAGGTGGCTTCGCCATCCTCGCCTTCCTCGGTCATGGTTTCCAGCACCCGGCCGACTTCGAAATAGACTTCCTTGGCCATGCCAAGATAGATTTCGCCTTCGCGCTGCACCGACTGACGCATGTTGTCGAGATAGATCGCGGATTTGTCGTCAACGCGGGTGGCGGCAATGTCCATCGCGGCGGCGCTGGTATTGGCCACCACTTCGTCCGGGTCTTTCAGTTCCTCGGCCAGATCGCCGCTGGCGATTTGCAGCAGCAGCGCGGTCACCTGATTGAGCGTCGGCGGCTGAATCATGCCGATTGGCCCCATCGCCGCAATCTGGCCGGTCACCGGGTCGATCACCGGGTTAACCAGCGCGTAGGGGTGGCGCTCCTGCTCCTGCTTGGCCCATAGGTCGCGTAGGTGCGGCGGCATCTGCTCGGCTAGGAAGATCGGCTTTTCGCGCGGTGATAGCGCGTCGGTTTCAGCCAGCTTGGCCACCCGGCCGTTATAGATGCGCTGCGCATCCATCAGCTTCGAGACATGGCCGCGGAAGCGCTCTTGATTCTCGACATACCAGCGCTTGCCATACACCGGCACAATCGGGATATTCGGCCCGGCAATCTGGCCGCAATCGTCCAGCACTTCCGCGCCGGTCATCAGATATTTATGGACCCTGCGCCGGTCCCGGCTCTGCGTGGTCTTCTTCCAGCCCATCGCTTCCAGTTCGGCAATCTGGTCGGTGTCGATTTCCGACTCCCAAATGCGCTGCTCGGCCTTGGACAGCACTTGGGTGAAGATCAGCAGCTTTTCCTTCTTCTTCTCGACTTCGTAATATTCGCACTTCACCACCACGTCCGGGGCGAACCATTCGAAGGCGCTGGCAACGATATTTTCCGGCCAATCTACCGCCTTGTCCGGCCATTCCTCTTCGAAATTCTCGCGGCTGGTGGCGGTCAGCACGAACCCAAATTCGGCATCGGCCTTGTCGTAAAGCTTGGCGTTGGAATCGAAGAATACGCGCTGGTCGGCATCGGCAATCAGCAGCGCCGGGTTAACCCGCTGTTCGTCGCTGCTGCCATCGTCTTCATCGACATATTCGTTGCACAGCCGGTAGGCCCCGAAGCCACCCGCGGCGGCTTCCTCGAAGGCGTTGTCGCGGGCCTGCTGCGCCTTGAAATGATAACCGTCTGCACGGTGGATTCCGTCGAGCGTGTTCGCGGTTTCGGCGTCGCTGTCGCCACCAGCCGGGCGGAAGTCGGGAACGATGCGGTTGGCGCGGTAGTCAGTAACAATCTTCTCGACGCCTCGCGAAAGCTTGTCGATTTCGACCTTGATTGAGTTCTCGAATTGCTCACCCCACGCTCCTTCCCACATCGCACCGGGGATGCTGATGAAGCGGCGGCAGGCCAGCGCGTGCGCACGGATTTCGGTCTGCGGCCCGGCGCTGTCCTCGAACCGGCGCATGGCCCGGTCATGGACTTCCTTCAGGGTAGATTCGTCGGCCGAGCGCTCGTCCGGCTTGTCTTCGTCATTGTCGTATTTGCGCGCAACGGTGGCCATGATTTCATCATAGCCGGGCACTTCAAGCCTAGCGTTTGAACATTTGCGGGGCTATATCTGCACCCGAGTGAGCGTTGCCACGCTTGCCACCGGCCCCGCGCCTTTCCTCCCGGTTCGTCGCGGGGCCAAACATTTCCCCTTATGCAGATCGCCGCTTCCCGCCCGGCTTGCGGAAGACTAGGAAATAGCTGTGGTTTTTGCGCGCATGCTCCTGCCGCTTGATGCGCCGCGTGTGGGGCATGTCGTTGCGGATGACCACGAATAAATCCAAGGTTTCAAATCCCAAGGCGGCCGCCGCATTGACGATGGCCACATGGGTTAGGTGCTGCCGGTGATTTGAGACTTCATCCATGCACTTGGTTATCTGCACGCCGCCCGGCCCAAGCACCCGCCATGCCTCGGCCAGCCCGTCAAGATAAAGGGCCTCCACGGCGGCATGATAAAACAACCCCTTGTAGCCGCCGCGCCTAGCCTTGCCGTAACGGCTGGCAAAATCCGAGTGGCTGGCCAGCCCTCCGGTCTTTTCGTGATGCGGCCGGAAGAATCCGCAAATGTAGGGCGGGTCTAGGACATGGAATCCCTGCGAATTGTCGGCATAGGGAAGCATGGTCAGGTCGGTGCCATCGCTAGCAAGATCGGTCGCGCGCAATTCGCCAATATGCGCCAAACTGTCAGGGCACCAGAATGTGCCCTTGCCAAAGGTAACGTCACAACCGCTAGTGCCCGGCGGAACATAGAGCCGCAGAATGTCGAGAATGAAAGGCGCGTTAGCGCCCTTGCGGGCGGTGTAAATCATTTGCTCGCGCCACGCGCTCCCTGAAAAGATGGCCCCGGTCACTAGGCGTTGCACCTAGCGCCGGGGCCGGGGACAGACGAAATGGCCTTTGGCTACTTTGCTCGGTAGTGGGGGGCCGCCCGTCCCATTTCGCGGGTGGGGGGATTTTGCCGAATCACCGCCCGCGAAGCTGTTTTTATCCTGCCTTTTTCAAACTCAAAGTCTTGCTTCGCTTGGCATGCGCCGCCTTGTTGGTGCCTAGGCCAATCGACTTGGCCAGCGTCCGGCGCTGCGCGGCATAATCGGGCGCGACAAACGGGTAGTCCTTGCCGAGATTCCAGCGCTCCCGATATTCGGCCGGGGTCTGGCCATGTTCCACCCGCAAGTGGCGTTTGAGCATCTTTAGCTTCATCCCGCACTCTAGGCACGTAATGCGTTCCGGCTTGACGGACGCCCTGATGGAAACCTTCGGTTCGAGCTTTTCCGCTTCCGGCGCGGCCGGGTTGTTGAGTGCGCCAAGCGCGCCATGCACGTTGGCGATTAGCTGCGGCAAGTCATTCACCGCCACCGTGTTATTGGCGACGTGCGCCGCCACAATATCGGCGGTGAGCGTCAGCAGCGGGCTGAATTCCACCCGCCGCTCTATGCCATCCCATTCGCTTGCCATGTTGGTCTTCCCTCCCGGTTACTTTGACGTTGCCAGCTTCGGCTTGGCTGGCGGCATTGAGCCTCTGGCGCGCTTCGCTTTGTGCATGCGCTGCGGCAGGCCCAAATTCTCGGCCCTAGTTTTGAGTGTTTTTGCGTAAGCTGGCGCAACCTTGGGATAGGTCTTCGGTAGCCCCCATTTTGCCTTATACTCTTCCACCGTCAGGCTATGCGCGGGGCCAATATGCGTTTTTAGCACCTTCAGCTTGCGGCCGCAGTCGAGACAGATGAGATAATCCGGTTTGACCGATTTCTTCGGGTCCACCATCGGCACCGGTTTGATTTCTTCCGGCTCTGTTTCGACCGGGTTTGAAAGCGATGCCAGCGCACCATGAACATTCATAATGAAGGCTGGCACATCGACCATCGCCACGCTGTTATGAGCGACATGGGCGCTCACTATGTCAACCGTAAAGCTCAATAGCCGGTCGCCATCCTCTAAATAGTCATCTTCGCTTGCCACTAGGTTTCTCCCGGTTCTGCCGCGCGAAGTTACCGCGCTTGGCACCACTCCAATCTAAATGTTCTGGCATGTCTGACAAGTCTATATTGGAGTCAGGCAATTCGGCCAGCCGCTTCAATTGCTCGGCTAGGGATTGATGGCGCGGTTTATTCATCGAACCGGCCTAGGGTGTCGAGCGCCGGTTGCTTGGCGGCCGGGCGGTTCAACTGGCGACTTAACAGCCGGGCGGTGCCTTCGCTCTTGAATACCATCCACAGCGCAGCCCCGGCCGCGATAGTGTTTAGCCACCAGAGAAAGGCGTGGGGCGACAAGGCAACGATTAGGTTGAAGATCGCAAGGAACATGCCTGCGTCGGCAAGGCGGTAGAAGCGCCAGCGGAATTTGCGGCGGAAGGCGGCCAGTTCGGGCACGTCGCGGGT